CAACAACAACAACAACAACAACGGGAGTACCTGATCCAAGTAGTACTACTACAACAACGACTACTGGCCCTACAACTACGTCAACAACCAGTACCACTAGTACTTCCACAACCAGTTCAACTACTACAACTAGTAGTACAACAAGCACAAGTACTACAAGTACCACCACTAGTACTAGCACATCAACAACCAGTACGACTACTACAAGCACAACTTCTAGTACAAGTACAACGTCAACAACTAGTACATCAACCACAACTACAACGACTACAGCAGCCCCAACTACTACGACTACTACAACTAGTGTAGTATCTTATGCTTTCTGTATGCAGGGAACTTCTCCTAAAGAGCAAGCTTCTTGTCCTTATCTTTGTAGCCTAAACCCTCCAATCTGTTAATATGCCTACATTTTATTCAAATTGTGCTACTTTATCTCCTAATAGCGGTTGCGTCATGTATTTTGATGCCAACTTAACTATTAGGGTAGGTCTTATTTATATGTATGATGGGGTAAAATGTTACGAATTAGATTTAAACAGTCAAATTATTGATATTTCAGAATGTAACACTGCTTCTGGCCCTCCAGAAGTACCAGAACTAAACTTTTTCCAAGTCTACTTAAATAACACAGGATTCTGTATAGGTACGATATTGACAGTATTTACAAGTAGCAATGCTACTAGTCTAGCTACAGCTAATTTAGGAGATACAATATATAAATATCCTCAAGGTAACGCTGTAACAGGTTACAGATATATAACAGAAGTTATAGGTAGTGATATTTATAATATGAGTAATACTAGCGCACAATTAGGAGCTAGTACAGGTATTTCTTGTTAATTTTTATTATCTTTGTAAAAACATTCTATATGAAAATAGCAGCTTTTTTAATAATTGTAGGTATTATAGTAGTACTGGCTTGGCCTATACTTAAATCTGTAAAGAAGAGTCCTGATACAAAACCCGGTATTAATGACAACCCTAAACCAGATGACACACCAGAAAAATAATTAATATGTCACTATTTAAAGACGTTAAGCCTTCTATGTCTATAGAAGAAGTAGCTAGTAAACTTGTCTATTTTACTGAACAAAGCCACTTAAATCATTTTAGGACAAGTAGTTACGCAGAGCATAAAGCTTTAGATGAATTATATAGCTACTTACAGGGATTTAAAGATGATGTAGTAGAGAAATTAATGGGATATACTAATAGAAGATTATCTGCTTATCCTCTACTACCACTAAAAAATGATGTTAATTCTACATCTTTATGTGAAGAAATAATGAGTTTTAGCTTATCTTTGGAGAAGTGGGCTTCAGATAACAAGTTTTGTGATATAGAGAATATGTCTCAAGAGTTGAGTGGAACGGCAGCTAAAACCAAATATCTTTTAACTCTGTCATGAAGGTAATAAAAGAGAACTTTACAGTACTTCCAGATAATGATATAACCTATTTTGGTTATCTAGAGGCTTTAGTAGAGAGCGTGGATGAATTGGCAGAAATGGTAGTAGTAAAAAATCCTGATAAGTATTCTTTTAGAATTAGCTTATCCTCTCCTATGTACTCTCAAGTACTGCTAGAAGAGATTATTAAGTTTCACACAATGGTGTCTATAATAATAGATATATCAAAATCTATAAAGAAAAACTCCACAATATTTTTTACTTTGAAAACAAATATTTAATTTTACAAAAAATAAGTTATGGCAGATATTAAACCAAACACAAGTTACAGTTGGAACAATGACCAAGAATTTCCTGTTACAGGAAAAGAGTTTGAAACTCTTCTTAACACAAGCAGGGCTTTATTAGGCACACCGGAAGCACAGATGGTTCTGTTTCTTAAAAGGGTAAACGACATCTTTGAGAATGTACTTATTAAAGGTATTGAAAGTGGTGTAATTGTTGAAGCTTCTCAGCCAGTAGAAGTATTAGAAGAATTAGAAGAAATTCCAAAATCCAAATCTAAGAAAAAATAAATAGTCCATTGATTAGACTATTCGTGCAAAAAGAAAGGGGATTAAATATCCCCTTTTCTTTTAGATTAAAACCTCCTTTTTTAATTATCAGGCCAAAGCTTTTCCTTCTACTTGACGTTTAAGACGGTCTTTAGTCCTTTTTTCTAACCACATTAGAGCTTGCTCTAAATTAGTAATTGCCACTGCATTTTCTTTACATGGAAATTTACTATTTAAAAACTGTAAACGATTTATAAGAACTTCAATAACTTCTTCATTCGTTGTACCGTCAGATATAGTAACCAAACTATCTCCAACTGGCTCTTTTTGAATAAATTGTAATACTTGCCCTTTTTCATCTTTCTTTTCAAAATTTTCTAGCTCGTAAGTATGAGCTTCTACTAGTACTTTCATATATTTGTTTTATTGATATCTACCTGATACTTCCCAAAAACGTTTAGTGTCATACTCATCAAGAGTAATCTCTGTTTGTACATATACACGAACAGATTTTTCTCCTGTAACTTTACCTTGGTTATTTCTAACAGGTACTGTATCTGCCTGCTCATGTCCATCAGACAAAACTACAGCTATTTTACCTTTTTCGTACTCTATAGTACGCTTAACTTGGTCTAGATCAAAACTGTCTGTATAATCTTCAAAAGTAATACCTTGTCCTTCTTCTTTAGGAGCTACAGGCTCTCGCCTTGTATAAAAAAACTGTTTCATTAATAGATTAATTTTATAACTTTATTTTGTAAATCTTGTAATGTTCCTACATTAGGAACTACTACGTCTGCATATTTCCACATATCTATTTTAAATGATGAACTATCTTCCGAGGGTTTTCTGTAATTAAAAACTCCGATTATTTTATCAAATAACCCTTGTCTTACACACTCCTCAATTTCAGCATTACTCCTCATACCTACATAAATATCACTATCCTTAAGTATTTCTTTAGCCAATCTAGCTTTATCATCTTTGTTATACTCTTCGATTAGTTCATACCATTCAGCTCTGTGGTTAACTCTGTCCTCATAACATTCTATAAATGTACTATAATTATACTTATCTTTTAGTATATCAAAGATAAATATTTCAGCAGCAGCTAACGAGGAACTTTTAAAGGTCAACCCATATAAATTATTCATCATTTCAGCTACTGTATCTTTACCATGTCTAGCGTGTCCAATAATCAAGTACTTCATTATAGAGGGTATTTAATTGTATAATACCTAATAGGTAACTGAAGAGCTTTAGCTATACTCAGTTCTTTCTGAACTCCTTTAGATTTCTCTACTAGATTATACCCATCTTCACCTATAATTACCACAATTACTTGATCTGCCCAAGCTACTAAAGGTATATCTTGTCTCATCCAAAACTCATGGTCTGTTAGTAAGCTAGGAGGTAGATATTGTGCTATAGAGTGACTATGGCTTATAGGTGAGAACACTACAAAACCCTCTTCCATCAACTGTGCTGCAACAATATTAGCTATCTCAAATGATTTCTCTGGATTCCATGTATAAGGAATCGCTAAATAAACTTTTTTACTCATATTTCTTCTAGTATTTGTCTTTGCTGTTTCCAGCCTTTAAAATTTTATCTCCATTTCCATTTATAATTAAAAGCAGAATTTCTTTTTCCATTGCAAACACTTGATATAGTACTAGCAAAAGTGTGATCTTTACCTATATACCTACAAGCTTCAGAAACACTACTAAAATTTTTTATCTCTTGTTTAGTATTATAATCAAGCATTGATACAGGTTTTTGTTTTTTCTGCCAAGTAACTTTAGGGGGTACTACATTATTTTTTAACGCATTATATCTATGTTTTAGACGAGTTTCTTCCGTACATACTCTACCTAAATTAGAGTACGCTATTTTACAAATATTATATTTGGGTTCAAATAAAATTAAAAATTCATTTTCTTTTTCTTCTAAAAGTTCTTTATCACACTCTGTTAAAACTTCAAAAATAAAATTTTCTTTACCATACTTTTTATAAGCTCTTTGTAATATTATAGAGTGATGCTTACCTTTTTTAAGGTCTTTTTTATGTCTATAAAATCTTTCTTTAATATTTACAGAAGAACCTATGTAACAATCACCATTTATAATATTTGTTATTTTATAAATCCCTATCATTTTTTATGCTTTAAAGGACAAATATATTAAAAATAGTCCATTAGAGCAAATTTTGTTCTTCTAATATTTTTCTGTACTGCTTAAATCCTTTAAAATTAGCATAATAATTATTGTCATCTACACATAAAGCTACATGTTCTGTAGGAGAAGAATGCCTGTGCCCAACTAACTTGTCATACAATTCAATATCCTTAGCGTAGTTATCTGGTTTACCTTCTTCCCCTACTATAGTATAAGATACTCTAGCACATCTAGCTACAGCTATTTTAATATGTTCTATGCCATACCTTAATTCTTTATTAGAAAAAGCATTAATTAAACCAACTTGATTCCTTAATTCTACTTCATCAATGTTATCTCCAAAAGGTAAGTGCCATTCTCCTTCCCTTAACTGTTTAGGAGTACTTTCATTAAGAGCATCCCACATAGCTTCAGCTAGAGCCATTATATGTATCTCCCCTTGACCTTTATTGAAGGTAAGCCAATCTAACTTAGTAAAATCATGTAATTTTAAGTGCATGATAGATTTATCTATTCCCACTCTCTTAAAAACATCTTTTTTACTTTTAAAAGGTTTGTTATTATTTATACCTTCAATAACATATTGAGGACATCTCAACTTAAAAAAGTTACTCCAATCTGTGGCCGATATAATGGCCGTGTGCCACATAAAAGGTTCTAACAACCTGTTACACAATTGTTTAGTAACTCCTAGTTCGTTTATAGATTTAGCTATACGTACAGCTTGATTCCTAGCTTCTAACCAAGCATACCAAGCATGTTCACCTAAATGATCGTATTCTGTAGATAAATACTCTGTTCCCTGCATTCCTTTATGGTCTTTCTGCCATGCAATAGGGATAAAAGGATTTTCTTGTACAGCTTTAACCATTTTCTGAAACGGTATAGCTCTACTACTAGCACTATTTCTACTGAAAGCCCTGTGTGTATTTAATTCTGCTAATATAAATCTAGGGAATGTAACTACCATAGTAGTTAATCTATGTCCTTTCGCTGAAACTGAGTCAGCTACAATTTTTGCTGCTATCACTTAAAAAGGTTTTTATTGCTTTATCAATTGCTTCTTGATGTTTTTTAGTTGGATTACCCTTATTCTTTCTATCATGACATAATCCACACACCAAAAATATGTTTTCTTTTACTAACGTCAACTCAGGATACTTGCTTTTCTCTAGTAAATGGTCAAAATATAAAGGTTTAGGTGGGCCATAAAATTGTTTTCCACAACTTTGACACCACCTAAAACCTTCTTCAATACTATTCCATATCTCCAGAAACATTATCCACTGCTCCGAGGTCATTTTGTTTATACCATTCTTTCTTTTCACGAAACCAAAGTGTTTTTACTAACTTCTTATCTGGTAAAATTACTAAATAAACCCATTCACTCTTCTTAAACTCTAGTCTAACTATGATTTTATACAGGTTTTTATTATCAAAACTGTATCCTTTGTAAATATTAAGAGTGCTTATATTTATCTCTCTAGGATATATTACTATATCTCCCTTAAGACGCTCCTTTAATCTACTAAAAGCATGAGCTGAATAATGTAATTTCATCCAACCCTCACGGAAAGCTAGGTTATACTTAAGAATTTGTTTTCTACTGTACTCTCTAGCATACTTCATAATTTTTCTTTTTTCTTCCTCTTTTAGGCGTAGGTAAGGGTTTATACTTTTTACTTATAGAGTTTTTTAAAGCAAAGAAACCAATTCTTATATTGTATAGATGGCTTAAGTAATCTAATTTACTATACCAATCTTTCCAATCCTTAGTTCTTTTATCTTTAGGTTCATTATCCTCTAAGTAATCAATATCTTCCCATACATCAAGAGCACATTTATACTCCTTAGTAAAAACATCCTCTTCATTAGTCATACTAACCTAGTTGAGTTAATTGTTGCTTTACTTCATGCCATTTAGGTTCTCTACCTATCAACTGGCCTGTCTTGTTGTAGATATTCCTATAACCATGCCTAAACCTCTCGTAACCCTTAATATAAGCTTTTAAATGCTTATTCTCAAGTGTCTGCTCTTCTTTACTAGAAAAATCTTTCAGCTTGCCTAAAAACTTCCTTTCAAATTTAACTTTTTCCATATTTGATTTATTTACCTGAACTACCAAATCCTGTATTAGCTCTTTGACTATCAGAAAGCTCTTCACTTTCAACTAAATCTATGTAGGGATGAGGGATAATAATTAACTGGGCTACTCTTTCTCCTACTTTATACTTACTTCCATCAGGAAAGTCTATAACAGAGATAGGATTAAGCAGAGCAGCTTTAAAGATAACTTTTAATTCTCCCCTATATCCACTATCTACAACTCCAACTGAATTAGCTAAAGCCATCTGTTTCTTTACTATAGAAGACCTAGGGAATATTAGTCCAACATAACCTTCTGGTATTTCTATAGCTAGTCCAGTTCCATATATAAAGTTACCTTGTGGGTCTGTATTAAAAGATGTAGCTGTTAAATCTAATCCAGCATCCCCCTCTTTAGCATAAGAAGGTACAACACTATCAGGAGATAGTCTCTTCACTTTTACTTTCATGTGTTACTTTTATATTGTTCATTACTTTGTCTTCTAGTTCCTTAGCGTATTCAGGATTATCTAGTAAGAATACCTTTAACTTATCATCACCCTGTATCTTAGTCTCTTCATTAATAGTAAACCAACCAGCACCAGCTAGCTTTAAGAAACCATACTCTACAGCTAAATCTATCAATTCTTGTTGTCTGTCAATACCTTGACCCCACATAATACTAAATTCAGCTTTACCAAATGGTACTCCACACTTATTCTTAATAATCTCTACTATAGTACGGTTAGATGAACCTGTTTTATCTATCTTCTTAGACACTTTCATACGCATATCAGAGTAGAACTTCCAAGCTAAACCACCTGTAGTTACATTAGGATCACCATAACCACCTATGTTTTGGCGTAACTGACTGATACCTACTAAGGTAACTCCATAAGTATCTAGTAATGGGTGTAACTTAGCTAGAGCTGTACTGTTAATACGAGCTTGTAGAGCCATTGTAGCATCACCTACCTCACCGTCTACAATCTTCTTAGGCTGACTGGCCGTATGACTGTCAAACACTATCAATCCTAAAATACCTGCTTTAATACTAGTCTCCATGATATTATAGGCATCTTCCATACAATCTGGTTGACAATAGATAATATCATCCACATTTACTCCTAAATTAGCAGCATACTTAGCGTCAAAAGAATGCTCTGCGTCTACTAGCATACACTTTTTACCTGCTTTTTGTTGCTCTGCAATAAAGTGCATTGTTAAGGTAGATTTACCAGAAGACTCTGGGCCAAATATCTCTATTAACTTACCAACTGGTAAGCCTTTAATATTAGTAGCAATATCTAGAGTAATAGAACCTGTAGGTACAGATTTTACAATAGATACATTTTTACCACTAATAACTGTGCCTTTACCAAAATCCTTATTTAGTTGTTCTAGTAATTTTTGAACACTATCTTTCTCTACACCCTCTTCCGTTTGTTTAGTTTTTGCCATTAATATATTTTTAATAATAAACACAATAAAGCATAGTAACTTTTATTCATCATTCCTCTATATAAGGTTTTTCTATAGTTACCTTGGTATTCATCTAAATAGTCAGCAGCTTCTACTATTTCTACCCCAGATTTTCCAACCATAATTTCATAATAAGCTCTACTACCTAGTTTATCTTTTTTACAATAAAAACTGTCTTTATTGTAATAATGAAAATCTTTCCAACCCATTTCAGTTAAAAATTCTTCATCTAATTGTCCAAATAAATCAAATATTACAAGCTGAGTACTACCCAATACTTTAGACTGATTTTCTTGTATAACAAAGTTTTGACAAAATAAACAATCTTTATTTGGTTTACTATCTGGATGACTTTTTAAGTGTATAGCTACTAAGTCTAAAGCTAATTCTGCTTCCTCTTCCATAATGTAAATTTACTATTTTTTCTTATAAAAACCAAGCCCAGACTGCTTTTTAAACAATCTGGGCTTAAATTTTTAACCTTTAAAATCAAGGGCTGAAGCCATTGTATAAGTCATTGATGGATTATTGGTTGTAGAACCATTCATCATAAAATTACTTATGTTATTTTCTCCAAATGCATTTTGAAGATTACTTTGACGCCAAATATTATGACCTTGATTTTCTAAAGAATCGAAATTACTTTTCTTTATTTTGCTGCCTGTCAACAATGGGACAGGCGTTCTCAAAAAGGGCGAACAATAATTTCAATGTTTTCAGGATTAGTTACATACTTGTCATCAATTTCCCTAGTAGCTTTAAATGCAACTTCTTTGTCAGATACAGCTAGCATTTCTTTTTTAGGTACAATGATTTCTGAATTAGTAACCTTTCCTTTTTCATCTGTAGTATGCAGCAATACTACGTACTCAAATAACTGTTTTTTCATTTTAAATGGTTTATTTTGTAAAGATAATAAAAGTTTTTATACTCCGCAAGTACCGCCGCGCGAAATATCACAAACATCGAAGAACTCTTCCTTAAATTCCTGTCCTTCTTGTTTTATAGCTTCGTTGTAATCTACAATAGTTAAAGGTTGTCCACCTCTACTACCATCAGGATAACAAGTAAAGCCACGTAATCTAACAGCATATTTAGCTAGTACTCTAGCAAAGTCTTCTACTTTTGTGTCATTATTAAGATTAGTTCCCCACTTAGGTAAGTTAATAGTAGACGATATAGACATATCTACATAATCCTGTACATCAGCTTGGAACTTAATCCTTCTTTCATAGTCATTAGCTAGAGATAGAGCTGTTTCAATTTTATATGGATCAATACCGTACTCTTTAATTAGTAACTTAGCTGTACCATCAATTACATACTGATAATGCCACTCTTTTTGACCTTTCAGATACCTACGCTTATAAGCTACAGCAAATAAAGGTTCAATACCTGTAGTTGTACCAGCCATGATACCAATTGTTCCAGTAGGAGCAATGGCACGATAAGCTACAGGTCTGTTAATCTCTAGTCTATCTGCTAATTCATTAGCACCTGTCTCTGAGAACTCTTTATAAGCCTTAAGCCACTCATGTAACTCAGGAACAACCTCATACCTATAACCTCTCTGTAAAAGCCACTCATGGACTCCCATTAGCCCCATACCTAGCCTTCTGTTCTTCTTACGTACATCATATACCTTTTCATAAGGTAATTGAGCTACCATAGTACCACACAAAAGGAATTTACCAACTAGATAGAACACACGTTTAGCCCTTTCAACAGTCTCAATCCTAGACAGATTAACACTAGCTAAATTACACACATCACTATCATCTTCTGAGGTAACCTCTGTACAAGCATTTCTTAACGTTTCATTAACTTTCTCAAAGAAGTTAAAGGAGAATCCCGGTTCTCCTGTTTTTAAGGCTTGCCTACAGTTTTCTAGGAAAGTAATAGGTATACTCTTAATAGGTAAATTAAAGATAGCTTTCAGTCCACCTTCTTTGTATATAGATAATAACTGGTCAAAAGGCATTCCATATATCTTCTCTAAAAATACATTATCGTAATTTAAAGATACATTAGTCATATCTAGGGGGGCAGGGTAGTTAAAGTCTTTCTCCTTCAAATCCGCAACAGTTAATTGCCTACCATCTTCAGAAAAAGCTCCAGCTACAGGGATAGCAGACCAATCTTTACAGTGTAAAAACTCTCCTGCATCATCGTGTTGCCAGTTTAAAGAAGCATATATAGCTGAACGCCTGCTTCCTCCCTGCATAACTTCTCTGCCTATCTCATTAATCATCTTCATCTTTGATACAGGCCCACTAGCTTGACCACCTGTTCTCTTTATAGGTGTTCCTTTACCTCTGTAAACAGTATAATCATTACCTATACCACCACCTGTCATTAAACAACTTTCAGCTTTCCAAGAGAGATTAGCCCAATCTTCTCTGCTATCCTCTAAAGACCTGAGCAAGTAGCAGTTATTAAAGAATTTATTGTTTCTACCAGCATAGTAAAGATACCTACCACCAGCAATAAACTCCATATTTGTGTGCATTTCTATAAGCTCTTCTTTTTCTTCTTTGCTTATATAATCTC